GGTCATCTCATGGCCCGCCCAGTGAAAGTAGTTCTGATGAGGAAAAGTCATCTGAGCCTGATGGTTCTGATGATGAGTCGGTTGCCCCGACCTCAGCGAGGGTGCCTTCAGTTGCGGACACACGTGATTCAAAGGCCGTTTCAGCCCGTCTTAGTTCACTTAGGCGCGTCCAAACTGATCAGGATGATGACTTCAATTCATCTGTGCTTTCTTTCTCCAATAGCCTTAGCGGCAGTGTTCAAGAACGTATTGAGTATGAATACCAAATTCAACTTAATGCCCGCGGTAATGTTCCGCATCCACATCCGTGGTATGCTATCGCGCGTGCAGCTATGAGAAAATACGTTTACAAAAACATTGTCATTGATAACGATTTTGAGGGTCAGATAGTGGAATTAGGAGGTAACAAGTTGTGGAACCACCGCCATCTGCCTTATGAAACGAGTGCTAAGGTTTTGACCGTATGGTCTGATGTTAGTCCAGCAAGTCAGCTTACTGTTGAACAGAAAGCACATCATGTGATTCCTAGTACCGAGCAGGGTTTTGCGTCTGAGGTGTCCCAATTGTATGAGGATGCCTCAATTGTCTTCGCTATTGATTATGCACCTGCCTTTCACTTCTCAAAGGAGGAATTGTATCACTTGCTTTCGTCAGGCGTCCAGGTACTAATTGCGCGTTCTAGTACAGATGATGCTTACGGGACTTTGTACCACGGTGAAGGATCGTATGTTGTGGATTTTGATGATGGGCAGCCTGCTGGTTCTATTAATTGGACCCACCAGGATTTGACGACTCATATCCCTCTCCCCTTTTGGATTCGTGGCGACAATGTTGCCACTGTCAAGGACATTTTTGGTCAGGAGAAATACGTTCGTATCCTTGCTACCGTTGTACAGAAATATGGTGATCTTGTTTTGTGGCGATTAAGTTTATCGGCCACGGCACAGCCATGGGCACCGCCTGTTCCTGTTGCATATTCAGATTCACTTATTTCAACATCAGCCTGTTTACCAGTTATCACGTCAACTGTGTTCTCTACTGAGACACAAGGTAAGATCTCTAGGTATGGTTTGGTTTCTTACAAGTCCATTTGGAATTTCCGTGGTGCTTTTACTTTTAGTGCCAATGACCAGAACCTTATTGTGCCAAAAGATTTGATTACAACATTACAGTCAAAGTGTGCAAACAAAGTCATTACTAATGACACCATTAACGCCCTCGTTGCTTACGCCTCCAAATATTTGCGTGAGCATGCAGTCCCTGTTAGTTTGCGAGGTTGCGAAATGGTCGCGGTGTGGCTTGCCATTGATAGATCAATGGCAATGTCTAAAGTGGTTGACGCTGATTTTCAGGTCCACCCACTGCGTCGCGCGCTTGATGCTGTTAATGTTTTTGAATCAAAAGTTGAACGACACAATCGATATCGAGCAATGGAACCAACTGAGTCAGCAAGAATGCCGACTGCCGGTAAAGTTGTCGCCGGTGCTGCTATTGCTGCCTATTTCGCTTACCGTATGAGTAAGCGAAACGTTCCTGACAAACCGGAGGGGAATGCTTATCACCCTCCACTTGCCAGTATCTTTTTCGATGCCGTTGGTCAATTCTTACCACCGTTTTTCACATCATCTTCTGACTTTTTAAGCACTGCCTTCTATCGCGCGAAGGAATTGATCTTCAATAAGACTAGCATGCTTGATAAGTTGGGCTTTTCGTTAGGGCTTCGGCAATTATACCTTATGGTTGAAGGAGTGTTATCCAATTTAAGGGATTCTACTTTGCGCAATGCGACTATTGGGGTCTTGCGTCCTCAAATGTCAAACATTTTCGTACATGCTCTCTTCGAAGAACTGCTTCGACGAGCGCACCCAGTTTTCATGGTAGGAGTCCCTGTTTATGAAGCCTTACGATCTTTTGCACCTCCCCGCGATGGCGAAGGGTGGTTGTTGCACATAGTGTTGCATACTTTATTCCAGGTGTTGCCAATGCCGGTTGCGGTTGTTGTACACACTGTTTACAATGTGATTGCTTTATCTGGAGTAAATTTTGACGCTTTCCGTCCTCTTGCTCGTGTTGGACCATTCATTTGGCTCTGTGTTTTTGCTTTAGGTTTGTGGTATATTTATCGCAGGTCCGTTGCCAAGAAGACACCCCAACACATACCGTTCAATGCTACACCATCTGGTCCTGCTCCCTGGAGTGAGTATCAGATGCGTTTGTTTCGGATGCAACACCCGCGGTTTGATGGTGATAATATTTTAGTACAAAACGTAGTAAACGTGGAACCCATTCCAGTTAAGTACCTGCCCAATCTACATTCCAACGTTGTCCTCAAGGAAATTGATCCTTGGGCTCAAATACATCCACCTGATGAACCTGACGTCAAAGAAAGACGAGGGGCCGATGTTGTTGGTATGGTTTTTGCCGGGGCTATTCCGACCAACTGGAATCCTGACACTAATTCTGAAATTCAGGCCATTATTAATAGGGCTATTGTTAGGAAAATTCCAGTCGCTCCTGATATGGTAGGTGTCTGCAAAGATGCGGTTTCCATGTTTACTGATTTACCCAAAGTTTTCAAACCTTTTTCTTATCATGTTTGGAATTCTCGGTTCCAAGCATCCCGTCGTCGATTACATGACCTAGCTGTTTCTGATTTGTTTGAAGAACCATTGAATTTCAAAGATTTTCAAATTAAAGCTTTTACCAAAGAAGAACTTCTAACTTTATCATATGGCGAATGCGAGGTTGAAGACAAAGCAAAAAGGTTGATACAAGGTCTGAAGGACCGCTTGAATGTTACCGTTGGTCCTGCCTGTTTGGGCATATCCAAGATCATGGCCGTACATCATCATGCTTGGCATCCAAAGTGGATGTATTGTGCAGGCAAATCTAGTGAGATGATTGCTCGCTACGCCATGAGCGGACCCTACAGGTCACGTGATCCAAGGTATCTTGAAGATTTTTTGGGTGAATACGATTGTTTTGGTTTTGAACAGTTGGACTATGTGCACAACATTGGGAAGGAAACACCTTGTCTGTCATCCTGGCGTCATTCGCGTGTTTTGGAGAACGACTTTTCGGGATATGATGGTTCAATAGGTCTCGAACTTCTCAACGTTGAGAGAACCGTGTATGAGCATCTTGGAGTGCCTACGAAGATCTTAGATGTTTTGTCAAAAATGTGGCGCACACACGGTTGTACTCCTAGTGGCGTACGGTATCGTGTTAGGGGTACTCGCCGTTCCGGTGAACCTACCACTAGTGTTGGCAATTCTATTATTACGGCTTTCGTACACATGGTTGGCATGGCGATCATTGGTGTTAATGATTATCACATGGTAGTTCTAGGTGACGATGTCGCTTTGTTCTACTCTGACCCGCGTGTCGACCGGTTCGATTGGAAAGGTTTCATGCTTAAATTTGGATTGCGTGCTAAACCGAACCACCGACCGTCCAACATGGCTGTTTTTTGTTCTGCCAGATTCTGGCCTACAGACTCTGGAACTGTTCTAGCCCCTATGCCATTTAGGGTTTTGTCCAAGTCAGGACTTACTCTAAATTTGAAAATGCTACCAGCCCAACATTTGAAAGGTGTGGCCCTGGGCTTGTATAGGGACAGTAGAGTCGTACCTGTTTTGTGCGAGTATATTGATAAAGTCTTGGAAAAATATAGAACCGTTGAAGCTAGAGCACTGGTTGACCACCATAAGGCTCACGTTTTGACCAAACTGGATTACGATGCCACTACTGTGGCTTTTTTCCACGACATTTACAATTGCTTCCCTAGTGACGTTTTGGATTCGTTGAAGCCTGCTTTTGATAGCAAATGGCCCGTGCTCGTTTCCAGCGCATTGTTCGTGCAGTGTGCTCAGCTTGACGCTTAAGTTGTCCATTCGTTGCGCGCCAACACTAGAAATATGGGTTTGCATCCAGGCGCATTATGTGCTGACCGTGAAACAAAGTTTCAAAATGCCCAAGAAGTCAAAGAAACAACTAATTCCTAAGAAACCTAAGGCTAAGTCTGCCCCAGCTAAGCCCCCAAACCCTCCACCCCAGCCCAAACATCCCAAGTCATCCGGATCTGGACGGCGTCGTCCAGAACGTGGTGAAAAGAAGATGTCTATGGTTGAAGTGAAGAACAAGGAGTATGCTGGTGCTCTCAATGTAGCGAAGGTCATCGCTGAACCATCAAAGACCGATGCTATTAGGTTTCCCATGGAAGAGGATTTAAAAGTTGGCTCAGTCCCAGTTAAGGAGACTATGAATTTTACTGGCGTTGCGTTATCCAACACTACATTTGATGCTGCAAATGGTTTTATGGCCTTTGCCCTGCAAGATATGTATCAGCAGCCAATGTACGTTGGGTCAGCTATTTCCAACACTGGAGTTATCACTTGGTCTTCCATTGGTTCTCCTAGTTCCTATACCTCCATGACTACCAACGCCGCCCTTCTCAGACTCAACGTTGTGTCCATCAAGTTTTTCGATTTTACTGCCGAGCTTTACAAGGCCGGACGGGTCTTCATGCTTCAATATCAATCACAATCAGCAAGCGGAATCACCTATCCTGCATCAGTTGCCCAAATCGTGCAAAATCCGATGACTAAACCTATGCCGTTAGCTAAATTTAAGCAGACGACTGAGTTTGTTGTGAACAAGGAAAAGATCTCGCAGTTAGACTTTGGTTATCCAACAGTTCCGGTGGATAACGATCGTTCTTCTGTTTTGATTGCCTTGGTCATATACCCTTTGGTCACAGCTGGAGCTGCTGTGCCACAAGCGGTGGAAGGAATCCTCACTATGCATTATGAATACGTACCTTATACCAATTACCAAATTCTTACCGAACCCGCTGCGTCTCGTGTTGATTCAGAAGCACTCAACACCGTTGATGATGCCATTGCCTCTGCAACTCAAGCTGGAGGTAATCAATCGGCGGATGGGCCGGGGTTTTTGGAACGTGCTGTTGATATTGGCAAAGACATTTGGAATATTGCCAATGATGTTTGGGATTACGCCTCCCCACTTGTCGAAATGGTTACTGGATTGTTCTCGTTCTTAGGCCCTCATGAACCAGCAGTCCTACAATCATTTGCAATTTATCAACAGTTTTGCTTTGAACTACATAAAGCTGCCCCTCTCATTGTGACAAATGAGGTTTTACATGCCCTTCTCAAGTATCCTGTAGTTGGCCTTCGATCTTTTCGCGGCGCGCTTATTGAAGCCACCCATCGCCAGTCACTTGAGCGACTCGTTCAATCTTGCCACAAGATTGTTGTGAGTAGCTGTCGCCATTTGTTGCATCCCTATTTTCTCAACCTCAAGCCCACTGTTAAGGAGGTTGAATACAGCTTTATGAAAACTGCAGTCATTGCACCTTGGAAGGTTTCTACCCGTGGTGGAATCACCTATCTAACTTGTTTTGAAAACTCTGCAGCCGTTGTTCGTAGTGAAGACACGTCTTATGCCATAACTTTTGTGTCCTACAATGCCCGAATTGTAGGTGACACATCTCCACAGTTATTGGTTGACGTAGAAGGTATTGATTATCTTCTCGACTTGGAAGTTTCCTCCATTCGCCAAGACTTCGAGTTCCTCCAGAACTTCGTTGACGAAGCGATTGTTATCCCGGTCGAGAAAAGAGCGTTTAAGCCCATTGTTCCTAAATTAGAGCTTATTCCTGCTGACAATAGTGAGTACTTTAGTCCCGTCATGGTGTTGCCAGAGCGAAAAGGGTAACATTGTGAAGGCCTACTTTATTAGTTTCGCGGTCCGTTAACCGTACTTCGTATGGGGGGTGCATAAATATTCCCATACGATTTTAACAAAGTTTTATAATTATTAGCCCGAGTCCCTAGTGGACTCCATGGCACCC